TATCCGCAAATAATATTTTTCCAGTATTTGCTCCTAGTGTGCCCGTATGTCCGTTTTATACCCATATATAGGTGACTTACGTCACATTCTTAAACTCACTGCGTTCGTTTTTCTATTTTGAACGGGTTAGTATATATGTAAGAACAAATAAACGAGCGGTCGTAAGAAGCGAGTTTATCGGGCTGTGAGAGGCTGGCTTTTTTGCCAGCCACGAACCAGGGGGTAGCGAAGCGCGCGCCTTTTGCGCGCTGAGCGAAGGGGGAGTTATTATGGAGGATTTATATGGCTGCTAAAGGTGGCAAAGAACATCATAACGTGGTGGCTCTCAAGGAAGCAAAAGCCAAAGTTCTAGAATTTATCAAGCAAGGATTAGACCTGCAAGACTCTCTAGCCAGGGCTGGTCGCAAGCCAGATGTCATGAAGGACTGGCGCAAGGACGCTGCCTTTATGAAGGCGCTGGAATCTGCCAGATCTGAAGGGGAGAAAACCCTCAGCATAGTTACAGGGGACGCCAAGTACAAAATTGGCTTTGAGGAGTTTAGTCGTGAGTTCTTGGACAGCCCAATCTTTCCACACCACCGATCCTGGATCGACCTCCTGGAAGGTCGGGAACCTTCGTACCTCCATGACGCAATGGTCTATGACCCCGCCTCCAAGAAGCGGTTACTTATCAACGTACCGCCAGAGCATGCTAAGTCAACGGTCATCACAGTTAACTACTGCGTCTACCGTATTGCCATGGACCCGAACATCAAAATCACCATCGTCTCTAAAACGCAGGAGCGCGCCAAGGAGTATCTCTACTCCATCAAGCAGCGACTAAGCCACGAACGCTGGGCTAAGTTACAGGCAGTCTACGGATCTGCTGGAGGATGGAAAGAAGATGCGGATACCTGGAAAGCGGACCGAATCTATCTCAGCCGTGACTCCACCGAAAAAGACCCTACTGTTCAGGCTCTTGGTATCGGCGGTCAGATCACTGGTGCTCGCTCTAACCTTATCATTCTTGATGACGTTGTTACTACGTCGAATGCTCACGAATGGGAAAAGCAACTACTCTGGCTCCAACGAGACGTTGTAACCCGTCTGGGTGATTCTGGCAAACTCTTAGTTGTCGGAACCCGTATTGCTGCAAACGATCTTTATAGGGAGATTAGATCTCCTGACCACTGGGTTGGCGGTAAGTCTCCTTTCACTTACCTTTCGATGCCAGCCGTGCTGGAATATAACGATGACCCTGAGAAGTGGGTCACGCTATGGCCAAAGTCGCATCTACCATGGGAAGGCTCTGATGATGAAATACTTCCCGATGACGACGGTCTATATCCAAAATGGGACGGGCCAGCATTATTCAGACGCCGCTCAGAAGTTAGCCCTTCTGCTTGGGCACTTGTATATCAGCAACAGGATGTCCAGGAAGATTCTATTTTCGCCCCTGCGTGTGTCCAAGGTTCGGTCAACAGGATGCGAAAACGCGGACCTCTAAAAGCAGGTACGCCAGGACATCCTAAAGAACGCGGTGCATGGTATACCATTATGGGTCTTGACCCAGCGATGGAAGGTAATACCGCAGCAGTTATTATGACTGTAGATCGCAATACGCGTAACAGATACATTCTCGATGTTGAGAATATGACAGAACCTACTCCACAGAAGATTCAGAAGTTAATTGAAGAGTGGGTAGACAAGTACCAACCACAAGAATTACGCATTGAGACTAACGCCCATCAAAAGGCTTATGCCTTAGATGACGACTTGCGTCAGTACCTTGCCAACTCAGGGGTAAAGTTCTCCAGTCAATTTACTGGTAAGAACAAGTGGGACACATCTTTTGGTGTAGCAGCCATGTCTGGTCTCTTTGGGACTATGCGTGGAAGCAATCACAATAACGATAACCTGCTAGAACTTCCTTCTCAGGATGGATCCGAAGGTATCAAGGCACTTATCCAACAGTTAATTACTTGGAAGCCTGATACACGCGGTAAGACAGACTGTGTGATGGCTCTGTGGTTCTGTGAACTACGCGCTAAAGAAGTTATCAGTAATGCTCGAATTAATCAAAGCCATCTTACAAACAGATGGGCTACACGAAAGCAACTTGAGAATCGCTTTACAGTAAATGTAAACGATTATGAATTTGCCCAATACGAATAGGACAATAATGGCACTAGACATTGATGCAATTGCGCGTCGCGTTGAGAACCTAAAGCAACGCCACGGAGCACGCGATGGTCGCATGGCTGATATTCTTGCTGTCCGCAAGGGTAAGATGACTGAGGTATTCCCAGATCTCTTCCCTGAAGGCATGTCAAATGCGATGGTTGCAAACTTTATCGATGTTGCAGCCCGTGACTTGGCTGAAGTATTGGCTCCACTTCCATCTTTCAATTGCTCAACAACTAACGTCACATCAGACCGTGCACGTACATTTGCTGACAAGCGTGGCATGATTGCCAACAACTACGTCTATCAATCACGTCTACAGTCTCAAATGTACTGGGGTGCTGACTGGTACTTCTCATACGGCTTCTTGCCTATCCACGTAGAACCAGACTTTGAAACAGAACTTCCACGTATCCGTGTAGAAGATCCAATGGGTGCTTACCCAGAGTTTGACCGTTTTGGTCGTTGCGTAGCATACGCAAAGCGTTACATGAAGTCTATTGGCGAACTAGCCAATGAGTATCCAGAGTACGCAGGAGCAATCCTTGGACAACTTGGATACAACCAAAATACAAACGCTATCATTGAAGTAATCCGTTATACAGACAAAGAATATACATGCTTGTATGTTCCTAGCCGTGGTAACCTAGTACTTAATCAAGCAAAAAATCTTTTAGGAAAGATGACTGTGCATATTGCACGTCGTCCAGGTATCGATGATGAAGCACGTGGACAGTTCGATGATGTCCTCTATGTACAACTAGCACGTGCTCGTTTTGCAAACCTTGCTATGGAAGCAGCCGAAAAGGCTATCCAAGCACCAATGGTTGTGCCAAACGATGTTATCGATTTGCCTATGGGTCCTGATGCGATCATCAGAACTGCACAACCACAATCTGTGGGGCGTGTCAAACTTGACATTCCCTCTGCTACTTTCCAGGAGCAAGCGGCACTCCAATCAGAATTACGACTTGGTGCTCGATATCCTGAAGGTAGAACTGGAAACATTGACGCCAGTATTATTACTGGTCAAGGTGTCCAGGCACTTCTAGGCGCTTTCGATTCTCAGATCAAGGCTGGTCAAACCATTCTTGCTGAGGTATTGGAAGATGTCTTGAAGGTATGCTTTGAAATGGATGAACTCCTTTTCAACAGTGAAAAGAGTGTCAAAGGTGTCGCACAGGGTACGCCGTACGAGTTAAAGTACATGCCAAGCAAGGACATCAAGGGTGATACTTCTGTAGAAGTACGCTACGGCTTGATGGCTGGATTAGACCCATCTCGCGCTTTGATCTTCTCACTACAAGCATTGGGTGCAGATCTAGTATCTAAAGATTTCATTCGTCGTGAACTTCCATGGAGCGTTAACGTTACATTGGAAGAACAACGTATTGAAATTGAAAAGATGCGTGATAATCTTACTGCAGCAATTACTGCAAGTGCTCAAGCAATTCCTGCTATGGCAGCACAAGGACAAGATCCATCTAAACTTATTCAAAATATTGCTGACGTGATTGAACGACGTCGCAAGGGGGACAGTATAGAGGCTGCTGCGTTGGCAGTGTTCACACCGCCTGCGGTTCCTGAACAACCGACTCAGCCAGAGATGGTTCCACCAGGCTCACAGGGCCCAGTTGAGCAGACGCCCCCGTCCCCAGTCACTCCTGGACAACCCTCTGGTGGAACCCCTCAACAACCACCCGCAGATCTACAAACAATTTTGGCAGGCTTAGGAGGATAAATCATGGCAACACAGCGTAAAAGAAAAACAAGAACTGTTGCTGATGAAAATTACTCTAAGTTAGACCAATACGCAATTGAACTACATGAGTTCTTCAAGTCATTGCGCAAAGCAGGATTTAGTAATGATAATGCTCTATGGTTATTATCAGCCAAGGAATCATTTCCTGATTGGTTGCAAGATAAGCCAACTAAAAGAGACATACTACAACATTTAGAAGACGAAGAGGACGACTAATGGTAAAGCAGGTAGTTTCAGGAGTCGGAAAGAAGTCTGCTCGCGTAGATCAAAACGTTGTTGAACGTGTTCAGCGTGTACAACGCGAAGCAACTATGGCAAATGCTACTAATGGCGCACAAGGTTCTCTTAAGATCAATAAAGAATTATCACAAGGTGGAGACATGCCTACTACCGCGAGCGCAGTATCTGCTGATACAACTCAAACTGCTGCTTCTGTAAGCATTCCACCTATTGATGTTTTTGCTCCAGGACGTACTGCACCACTTTCAGAGGGTGCACCTGGTGGTCCAGGTTCTAATTTACAACAAGTTCCTGTTGATGCAATCGATCAGGGTTCTGCTTTAGCACGTGCACTTTATGCTGCTAATCCAAACTCACGTCAATTACGCCTTTTGGTGGAAGCCTATAACGAAGAAGGTCGTTAGTGGCTAATCCAACTCAACCTACTCTATCTGGCGCTGCGCAGTCACTCTACTCTAACCAACGAGAGACACTTCAGCGTAACGTAAATATGGCTATGTCCAATTTAACGCCAGATAAGTATCAAAATTTTAATGGAATCGTAAGTCGATATCCAAATATCAGCAAAGACCTTGTAATGGCTATGGTTCAACAAGGATTAACTGCTGATACTCCTGGTATTGGCAAGATTGTATCTTTAGACGGTATCACGCAACTCAAAAACGATACTATGAACGTAGATAAAATCAAATCTACAGTCAAAGCAAATCGTGGTGTGGCAGGTTCTATAGCAGATGCGTTTAGAAATGCTGTTTATGATCCATTTAAAGGTGCTACACGCATTGGTTTTGCCATGCTTCGTTCACCATATGACTTTGCAACCACAGTAACACGCGACATTACAGCAATTGCTAATGATGAAAAGGGTGCTGGCGGTCAATTTGTTAAAGATCTTACTGCTGGTATCTTTGGTGAAAGCACTCAATTTGGACAAATTGTACGTAATGCCAATAAAGGTACAGGTTCTGGCTTCTTTATCACACCAGAGACCAAGGTTGGCAAAGACCAAGCCAAGGCTATGGGCGCATACGGCAAAATTGGTGGACAATCATTTACAATTGGACGCTTTGCTGCTAAAAGTTTAGGCGGAACTCCAGATTCTACTGGATATCGTATTGCTTCTGGTATTGTTGACGCTACTCTTAACCTAGCACTTGATCCAAGCACATGGTTCGGTCCTGGTGCTGTAGGTAAAATTGTTACAAAGGGACGTAAACTTAAAGAAGTTAAGGACATTGCACGTCCTTTCTCACTAGAAGGTCAGTTAGAAGAAAGCCGAAAGGCTTCTGAAGAAGCATATAAACTTGCTCAAGAGTCTAACAAAGTAATTAAGAATATTCGTACACGTACTGCCAACAAGTTCCTCAAGGAAGAATCAGAATTTACTGCACTTGAGCAGACAAAGGTTAAGGCTTACAGTCGTACAGTTAATAAGATTCTAAATACAGAACAAGACGTATTTAAGAACCTTGCAACAGATGCTACTGCAAAGAAAACTCTATCTACAGGGTCATTGGTTAACTGGTTAGTTACACATCCAAAGATGCAGACTGGTGAACTTACAAAGGCGATAGATGAACTATCTGCTGACTATAAGAACACTGGTGGATTCTTTGAAGGCTACATCATGCTCGATGAAGTTCCAGAGGTTGGCAAAATCTCTGTTGGAGCACACGACCTTGATGAATATGCAGTTACTCTTGTAGGCAAGAAGAAACCTCAACTTTTAGATTTAGCGGATGACTTTACTGGTGCTACACCTGCAGCAAAGAAGAAAGAAGCAATGCTTCGTGACTTCCTTGTCAAGGCTATTAACGATGAAGCAAATGATTTTGCTAATCATCCAGCCACACGTCAAGTATTTGATGACCTATATGTAGCAATTAAAGAAGCAGCATCTGTGGGTGGAGACCCAACAACTGCTATTGCTCTAGGAACTGGTGGAACTTTTGCTACTCTTGGTAGCATTATCGGTAAAGTAGCACAGTCTAAGAACATCGAAGCGATGCATAAACTCTCAGATATGGTTCAAGATATCTGGAAGATAGATGGATTTGCTAATACACGTTCTATCTACGGTGGACAAGGTGGCTATGTAGTCACTAATGCCAAGATGCTTGCTGCTAATAAGGCAGAGATTGCTGCTGCAGCATCAGAGATTCTTGACCCAACTAACCTTGGACCTAACGTTCTTAAACTAGTTGAGTCTATGAAGGGCACAGAAGCAGAACTTTCTAAGTCTGCAGAACGTGTTGCTAAGGCAAAACAGCAGGAAGATGATCTAGCACGTCGTATTAAAGACGTTAATCTATTCCGTAACTATGCTGACCAAGACCCAGAAGTACTTCAAGCAATCATTAACAATCCTGAATACAAGGATCTAAAGAAGATTATTGACTTGAATATCAAGGTAGCAGATAAAGATATTGCTGCTGAATGGTATCGTGCAGAGGTTGGTCTCACAGATAGTTTTGGTGGCGAACTAGGCAAAGACTTTGGTAAAGCACTCAAGTATATGCTTGGACGTCGCTTTGCTGAGATTTCAGAAGTTGTAGCACGTGAGACAGATCCTGTCCGTATCCGTAACTTCTTTGGTAAGAAACTAGATGCCGAAATGGTAACTGCTCTTACTGCTGCTAAGACAAGTGATGATGTAATGCGAGTATTCCTCGAGCACCTTGGTGCCGAGACTACAGATCCAAACATCTTTAGGTCTTTGTCACTACGTGCTGAAGCAGGAAATCTAGTTGCTAACCCATTGGGCAAACTAGTAGATCCTATTAGTCTTGTTCCTACACGATTTGCAGAGACAGTAGAACGCAACTTTAGCCGTTACTTTGTACGCTCAGTTGCTGTAAATCTAAATGATACTACTGCTTTGACCAATGCTGTTGAGGACTGGATTAGTTCTGCAAGCATTAAGAGTGCATTGGGTAGTAAGTTCCAAGAAGGACTTATTGACGATACTGTCAGAAAACTTCTACAGGCTAATACCAATCAGGAACGTGGCGCTGTTGTCGAAAAGGCAATGACTGAAATTGTTGAGACTATTGCCAAGGGCAATAAACTTGACCCAGATGCTATTGAAGAATTATCTAGAGTTGTCAAGATGAACGCTAGAGAAAAGAAAGCAGCAGAAGTCTACTCTGTCGGTAAGACAGTAAATGACGAAGTTCCAGAGATTATCTATGCTGGTGCTGATAACGTTAAACTTCCTGGCGCTATCAATGAGTTCCAGTTACTACAAGATCAGATTCACTTGCCTGATTCAAGAGAAGTCTTGAAGGTTATGAATAAGTTCTCAACTAACTCAAAGATTTACGGCAAGGGTGCTGCTACAAGAGTTCTTGTTGAAGAGTTTGGTGATATCTGGCGTACTACTCAGTTAGTATTCCGTATCTCATACGTATGGCGAAACATCGCAGAAATGCAGATGCGTCAGATGTTCTCAGGACACGCCAATATGATTACTCATCCATTGCAGTTTGCTGCCATGGTTATGGGAGATCCAAAGGGTGGCAAGATGTCACAGGCGCTCTTTAAGCGCTACCAAAAGTTTGGAACAGACCTAGAAGGCAACGCATTTAAGAACGCTGAAGCCGAAGGTGAGTTCCTAGAGGCTGTTCGTGAGTATCAAACACACGGACATCGTATGGCTTCTGTATCTGATTACCGTGGTAATCGTCGTTCTGAAGTATTTAAGTACTACAGAATTGCAGAATCTGGTAGCCCAGAATTCTTTGACGGACTTGCATATACAATTAATCGTTTTGCCAGTGATCGTCTGAATCCTGAAATTGCTCGACTTATTATCAATGGTGATGAGAACGCAAAGCGTGCTTATGTAGCCAGATTGATTAATGGTTTTGATAGCAAGGATAGCATTATCAAGGATTATGTCCTTGGTGCATTCAAGAAGAATGATGGAATCCGTCAGATCTTCCTTAAAGACCACTCACTTGGTGATGCTGGAAATGTCAAGGAAAATCTAGATCCAGAGAAAATCTTTACGTTCTTCTTTGATGATGCTCAAGAGCATACACTTGCTGGACAGATCAGAAACCTTGCTGGTAATGGACCTAAGTCATACCTAATCAAGGATCTTATTGCTAATGGTTCTGTTAAGTTTACAACAGCAGAAGGCAATACAGTCAAGATTACTGCTCCTTGGATTGAAGGTACTAAGACATCTCAGGAACTTGCTTCCATGGAAAAGGTCTTTAAAGAGACACTTGAAAAGCATTTCTCACCAGAAGATCTTGCTGGTTCACGTGTTATTGTTGAAAAACAAAGCGCTGTTGGTTTGCCAGGTACTAAAGAAATCAGCAAACTAGTTGATCGATTCTTTGAGTATGCAACACGCATGGAATCAAAGTTAAACTTTGGTCCAGAATATCAGATGTCATACTGGGATTACGTAGGACGCTATGCTCGCATGCTCACTACAGAAGATCTCAAGTACGTACAACGTAAGGCAGTAGAGAATCTTGGTGGTATCCGTAAGGGTAACAAGATTATTGGTCCTAAACACCCAACACTTCGTGTTATTGAAACCGAATTGAAGAAGCGTTTAAAGAACCCAGATTACGTCCACGAAGGTGGATCTGCATGGACAACTATCCATCAGATGGCTGCTCGTAACGCATCAAGTTATGTTAAAGACTTGTTCTATGACGCTAGCCGTCAACGTCAGTACGCTAACGCATGGCGTTTGATTTTCCCATTCGCTCAGGCACAGGGAAATACGCTATACAAGTGGGGTCAATTGTTCTACGAGAACCCAGTTCCAGCGTATCGCTTTGCTAAGGCGTTTAATGGTCTCAATCAAAAAGACTCAAACGTTATCTATGATGCAACTGGCATGACATACGACGATAACCAAGGATTCTTCTATACAGAACCTGGAAGCACACGTCAACAGTTTAAGATTCCATTAGTGGGTAACTTTATGGGTGCTCTCGCTGGTAGAAACCTAGATGCTGCTCAGGCTCTGCAGATTACTGCACCTGTACAGTCACTTAACTTGGCATTTGGTCAGGTTAATCCTATGCTTCCTGGAGTTGGTCCAGCAGGACAATTACTATTTACAGCAAGCGGTAAGACTGCAGCATTTGGTCCTACATGGCAGGTATTCAGAGACATAGTTACACCGTTTGGTGAGCCTAATAGCATTGAAGATATTATCTTCCCTGCATGGATGCGTAAGACTGCTCTATATGCCATGGGAGATAAGGCTACGGTACAACGTGGCGTTAAGGACTGGGCATCATACCTAGCATCTACTGGTGACTACGGCGATAACCCACTTGCTGACGATGCTCAAAGAACTAAATTGTTCCACGATGCTGAAACAATGTCGCGTGAAATTGGCTTTATGAATGCTATCTTCCAGAGCATTTCTCCAGCAACTCCATCTACTGAGGTTCTTGCAAAAATTAAGAATCCAGAAAACAAGATGAACTTCATGACAATGACCATGCTTTATGACTATTGGGATAAGTTGTCACAGAAGAATCCTGGAGATTACGGCAAGACAGTAGTTGAATTTGCTAACAAGTTTGGCAAGAACAACATTATGATTGCACTTGGTGGATCTACAAGCGCTGTACGTGGTACAGATGATGCTTGGACATTCCTCAATAACAATCCTACTGCTGCTGATATGTATGCTCGTAGCCCTGGAGATGTAGTTCCTTACTTCTTCCCTGGCGGAGAGTACTCATTGAAGTACTACAACTGGCAGAAGAACTCAGGTGCACGTCGTTTGCTATCTGCAAATGAACTTGCTAACGAAGCAGAAGGCATGATTTATGCCATGCTTAAGTCTCAGATTTCAGAAGAGCAGATTACTAATAACTATCCTAACTTCTGGTATGTAGATCAGATTGCTAAGTTAGATAAACAGTTCGGTGCTAGACCACCTGAGGCTGTAACTACAGCAACTGCTGGAGAAAAGATTGCTCGTATTGGTCAAGCACTTGCTGATCCAGCATTTAAAACTTCACCAATATACAAGGAAATCTCTGAATTCTATCCTAAGTATCTTGAATTCCAGACTCTCTTGAATAAACTTAAGGTAAGCAATTACGCTGAACTTAGTGCTAAGGGTGGATTCCCTACGCTATTGCGTAACGATTTGGTAGCAACCGCAGAAAAACTCATGGTAAACAACCCTGCATTCTCTCGTATGTACTACGGAGTATTTGCTGGACAATTGGAAGGTTAATAGATGGCTACGAATAAGGGTATGGGCAATTATTCAATGTCCGTGCAGAATCAAAACCAAACCCCTGTTACAGCCTATGCTACTATGGGTGAAATTGTTTCTAACCAAATTGGTCCTAACCGTTATACAAGCCCTAACGATTTATATCTTCAGTTCCTTGGTGCTACAGATCCACTGGCTAAGAGCACAGCATTTCAGAATCTCTACCGTGGATTAGCATCACAAGCAGCACCTGCTGGTTCTAAATCAGGCAATATGTTTGACTATGTTCAGACACTGCTTCGTGGTACAAAGTTCTCTACAGGTAAGACTGCCACTGGTATCCTAGATCCAAAGGATATTAGCGGAATGGAAACTGCACTCAAGGGTGCTATTGGACAGAACGCTGACCTTGTTTCCTACCTTGAGGCAATTGCTAAGTCAGGACTTGCTGGTGGTGGAATTAAACAACCAGACACTACTCCTAAGTACAATAAGCAGATATCTACTGCTCTTAAGTACAAGGATGCTAATGATGCTAAAGTAGCCCTTAGTGATGCATATTTTGCAGCATGGGGTTCTGCTCCAAGTGCTGATCTGATTACTCAGTTCCAGAATGCTTGGAATCAAGAAGTTAAGTTACAGGAAAAGCCAACAACTACAAGTACTGTTACATCATTCAAGCCTGTTATTGACACTAAGACTGGTAAGCAACTCAAGAACAAAGAAGGCGTTCTTCAGTACGAGACCATTACAAAGATGGGTACTACTACTGGTGGAGAAGGATTTACTGCAGAAGAACAACAGAAGTTCCTTGCTGATTACTTAGTTACTAACTTCCCACAAGAGAAGTTCAATGTAGAAGGTCTTGGCGGAGCAGCAAAAACTATCTATGATGAGATTGCTGCTACCTATAAGAACAACCTTCTTCCAGTTCCAGCATTCTCTACAGTTGCTCCTTTGATTACTTCTCTCATTGGACAAACAGATGCAACTGTTAGCAAGACTATTCTTGACAAGGCTAAGAGCGATATTCGCGTCACAACAGCAAACAAGTACATGAGTATTGCTGACTACCTCAATGCTGGAGAAGATGCTACCAAGTATATCCAGCCTTTACAGCAAACAGTCTCAGCAGCCCTTGAAACAGATGTAACTGTAGAAGATGGTTTGATGAAGCAATTTTTAAACTTTCAGGGTTCTGATGGAAAGTACCGTCTACCAAACGACTGGGAAATTACACAGGCAATTATGAAAGACCCTCGTTATAAGAAGACATCTAAAGCAATCAATCAAGCAATCAATGTTGCTGACAGTCTAGCAAGTAAGTTAGGACGATAATGGGTTATCAAGATTGGCAAGCCAGTGATCGTGACACCAAGAATGCAGTTGCTGCTGCAAACACTGCTAAGACCGCTGCGGATACTGCTATTGCAAATGCAAATAAAATTACAGCAAAAGCGCCAGGTAGTGCTGCAGAAGCAGCGCGCCAACAGGCTGCAGTAGATGCAGCAAATGCTGCCGTTGCTGCATATAATGCTGCTGCTGATACTGCTGCTAAAGCAAGCATGTTTTCAACAGACTGGTTTGGTCTAGGTACAGACTTCTTAAAGTCAACTGGTCTTGATAAGAATATTTACACTCCAACAGTAGGACTATCTGGAGGTAATGTTCAAGCCATTTCAAAGTATGTAGTTAATTCATACTATGTTGGAAGTGGCGCAAATCGCATGCTTGTTACTGTATATAGTGATGGAAGCATAGAGCGTACTCCAGCACCTGAAACAACTGCTGAACAATCTGGATCAAGTACAGAAGTACTAAAGTCTATTCTCAAGGGAATGGGATTTAACTCTAAGATTATTGACGCTTCTACAACATTCCTAGAGTCATTAATTTCTGAAGGTCTAGATTACGATAATGCAGTATCTGTATTTCTGAACTCAAAAGACTATACAACCAAGGCTGGTACTAAACTAGAATCCCCATTCTATACAGAATATGGATACCTCAACGAAGGTCTTGTGAACCCTAAGACTGCTGCAGAACTCTACAATGCTGTAGAAGGCTATAAGGGAATTGTCGACAAATACTCTTTGAACCAAAAGTTCATCTCATCTGAATCCCTTAAGGCTTATGTCAAGAACAACGTAACAGTTGCAGACCTTGATGAGCGTGCTAACACTGCTCGCCTAAAGGCTATTAGTGCTGATACTGGACAGGTTAATGCCCTTATCAAACTAGGATACATTTCAACACCAGACCAACTTACAGATTTTTACCTCAATCCTAATATCGGTAAAGAGACACTTGAGCAGAACCGTATTACAGGTGCGTTTACTGCTGAGGCTCTACGTCGTGCTAACGCTGGTATTCAATTTGATAAAGAACGCTTTACTCAATATGGCGCGATGCTTACTCAGAAGGGTCTTACAGAGGCTCAAGCAGGTCAGGTTGCTGGTCAAGCGTTTGAAACAATTGGTGAGCAACTCAAGCCTCTCACAGCCTATTCACAAATGTATGAAAAAACTGGCGGAACTGAACAGGCTAATGCTCAACTTGCTGGAACAATCCAACAGGAACTTGAGTCAGAGCAGTTGCTAGGAATGGCTTCACAACGCCGTAAGAGGCTCTCTGAGCAGGCTACGCTGTCTTTCCAGGCTAAACCTGGACTAGCAAGCACAGCGCTCAATACAAGAGGCACTGCAGGCTTACTCTAACAATAGAATCCCAAACGGATCCATCGGCCCCGTTGGTGTATAAGACCGATAGTACGAGCCAATTCATATCCCCGTATGAACTTGAGGCGTGCGACAACTACTAATGTAAGGGAGAGGTTGCTATGAGCAACGACCGCGATAACTACTGGGACGAAGAAGAAGACGATAATGAGTTTACTCCTTCGTTTGATTCGGATACAGACCTTGTTAAGAAACTACGTAAAGCCCTCAAGGCTGAACAGCGACGTAACAAGGAATTAGAGACTTCTTTAGGAGATCTAACTAAGTCCCAAAGAGAGCGGGTTTTGAAGGATGTATTGTCATCCCGTGGCGTAAACGCCAAGGTGGCATCGTTCGTGCCTAATGATATTGATGCTTCAGAGGAAGCGATTTCAAGTTGGCTTGACCAGAACGCTGATGTGTTCGGGTTTGAGATTCAACAGAAAAATGAAGTCAGTCAGCAGGATGTCGCACAATTGCGACAGATGGACCATGTTACATCTGGTGCTTTGTCCCCCGATAAGGCAGAAGACTTAGGAATTAAAATCCAAGGCGCACAATCTGCTGATGAAATTCTAAACCTAATCTACGGTGCTCAATCGTAGTAATCATCTACCGAAAGGATTAGTCACTTGGCTAATTTATACACAGCAGCCTCCTTGCCAGCAGGGCAAGCAGGTACAGTTGTCGGTGCTAACCTTGTCACACAGGCGTATGACCGTCTCGTAGAGTTCGCTCTTCGTTCCGTTCCTACATTCCGTTCTGTTGCTGACAAGAAGGTTGGAAACCAGACACACCCAGGTTCATCTGTTCTATTCCAGTTGTACAACGACCTTGCTGTCGCTACAACTGCTCTAACAGAAACAGTTGATCCAGATGCAGTTGCAGTTCCTGCAACAAGCACAGTTGCCGTTACTCTAAACGAATACGGTAACTCAATCATTTCAACACGCAAGTTGGACCTCTTCTCACTCGCTGATGTAGAGCCAGCACTTGCAAACATCGTAGCATTCAACATGAATGACTCACTTGACACAGTAGTACGTTCAGTACTTGCTGGTGGTTCACAAGTAATCCGCGAATCTGCTGGATCACTTTCAACATCTGCAGCAGTTACAACAATTACTGGTACAGATACACTCAAGTCACGCGATATTCGCTACGCAGTTGCAAAACTACGCGCAGCAAACGTTGTGCCACGTCGTGGTTCACTATACGCTTCATACATCCACCCAGAAGTTTCACACGACCTTCGTGCTGAAACAGGTGCTGGTGCATGGCGTCAACCACACGAATACGTAGATCCATCAGGTATCTACGCTGGTGAAATTGGAACATACGAAGGAGTCGCATTCATTGAGTCTCCACGTCTTCCAAACGCACAAGCAGGTTCAGTTGCAGGTGC